GTCTGAAGTATTGTCTACGTTTTGAAGATCAATATTTGTTTTAGCGTTTGTCTTTTCAGTTCCAGTTAATCCTTGAGCAGCCGTATCCACTCTTAATCTATTCGCTAGAGCAGTAGAAACTGTAGTAGCAAAGTTGGCATCGTTTCCTAATGCGTTTGCTAATTCACTCAGTGTATCTAAAGCCGCACCTGCACCATTAACTAAATTGTTAATTGCAGTTGTGATGTCCGCAGGAGTAGCTTTACCATTTAATTGAGTTTGGATAGAAGATGTAACCCCGTCTAAATAACTCAACTCTAAAGCTGAAACTGTACCGATTTTAAGATTTGGAATATCTACGCTATTGTCACCAATGATAATTTGATCTGCAAAAACATTTGTTCCAATTGCTTTTGTTTTAAAAATTACTTTAGTTCCTTGTGCAGTTCCAGTGTGATTTTCAAGAGCAGAAACTTCGATTTGTCCTACAACAATTTCATTTCCCGCTTCGTCAGTTGATCTATATTCTTCAACTGCAATGATGTCGTTAGCTAATACTTGTCCATTACCGCTAACTCTTTTCTTTCTTAAAATTTTCTTAGCACCGATAGCATCGTCACCAACTTTATCTGCTTTAAGATTTCCTTCAACATGTAATTTTTCAGAAGGGATTGTTGTACCAAGTCCCATCTTCCCGTCTACAATTCTGAAAACTTCGGCTAGTGTGTTTGAGTCAGTATTTACTGCTTCGAAAACTAATGTAGCACCTGCTTCAGTTCCGTTGAAAGTGTCAGTAGCTACTGCTTTAATTCTCACTGCTACTGTATTGATTCCACTATTGTCAGTTCCTTGGAATTGAATTTCTCCAAGAACATCGTTGAACAATGTTTGTCCATTGCTCGCCACTCTCTCTTTAATTAATTTAAAGATTGGCCCAACACTATCTGCACTGATTCTTGTTACTTCAAAAGTATTTTCAGAGCCAGTGATTGAAGGAGTACCTGTAGCAAGGTTTAATCTAAAAACTGTAATGTCTACAGTTCCAGTATAAATTTTAAAATCCCATACGTTCTGAGATATTTGTAGAGAGTTGTCTACCCAAAAACCCCCTGCCTCTAATTGAGTGGGTCTAGTTGAGCCGATTAACCCAGACATTACTGCATCTTTAAAATCATTTAAAATTGTTGCAAGTTGATTACCCGATGTTGTCGATGGGTCAATTGTGTCAAATACTACTTGTGACATGTTATTCTCTCCCTGAAGGTTATTTTTATAGTACGTAAGCTGATTTTCTTCCGAAGCCCTTAACCTGAGCATCAAAAATCCGTGAAACCGCTACACCATTTTTATCGTAAAATATTATTTTGAAGCCGTCCAAATTTTTGTACGCAAACTCCCAATAGTCTCCTGACTCGCCGTTTTCAAGTGTGATCTGGATGCTAGGCGTTGTTCCTGGCCCCTTAAATGAAGGAGTATAAACAACATCGTAGCCAGTAGCAGTGGCCGAAAGATTTTCATACGACTCAATTCTGTCTGGCATATCTGCTTTAATCGTCCCATCGAAAACTCTCGGAGTAACTGAAGCTTTATTGCTTATTAATTTAAGTCTAAATTGGAATATTCTTCCAGTGCCATCACCAATTGTAAATCTTCTCCACGGAGACCATACATCTTGAACACCTTCTGAGATAGGATTGATAGAAGTAAGGTTTACCCAATCTGCCATTACGTTAAATGATTCTGTAGTACGATATTCTGTCTGAACGTCCCACTCAGAATATCTAGAGTTTGCCATTGCACTAAGAGAAGATAAAGTAACCCAGTTGGACATGATATCGTCTAGTGTATATCCTTCCGCTTGAATTAAAGACTGCAATCTAACTGTATAAATGCTTCCTAAATCTAGGAACTGAGTGTAGTAGTAATATCCCTCTGGATGATACTCGTTAGATTCTACTCCTCCCACTTCTTTATTTTTTAGGATGAGTGTGTTTCCTTCTTTTTTAACTCTGTCTTTTGCTCCTACTAATGTTGGAAAGTCGGTAATGTTTGAAACAACATTTAAGTTAAATAACTCTGGAATAGTAGTAATCGCCACTGTAGCTCTTGCCGACTCATTGTCATTGAAGTCGATGGCCTTTATTAAATATGTTCCAGTTCTAGCTTGAGTAGAAGCAAGCGTAGTATTTTTATCAGTTCTCAGTAAAGGGATAGAGCCTTCCCACGTTCCGTCTAGAGTTGGAGAATATCTAATTAAATATTCTCTGATACAGTCGTTTACTGGCTCCCAATCAAGCTGTAGAACTTCCCCAGTTATATTTGTACTGAGTGAATCTATGTTCATAGGTCTGCTAGTTTTTCTCTCTGGAGTAGCAGTTACCGCAACCACAGTAGCTAAATCTAGTTTTTTACCTGTAGCAGACACCGCCACTACTTTGAAAGAATGTTCGAATCCCAATCTTGAATCATCTACATAATAAATATACTCAGAAGATTTTGTAGTACCTGCTAGATCATAACCTCTTCCGTCATTGTAATATACTTCAAAAAATTCAAATGCTGTATTTACTGGGACATCCCAATCTAGCTTTATGTAATGCTCGAAAGAGTTAGCTCCGCAAACCCAAGAATTTTCAACAATAGCTAAAGCCTCCACTGGAGGAGGGGGAGAAAATTCTGCATCGGCAGTTCTAGATATTTGTGGAGTGTAATTTGGGATAGTGTTTGTAGACTCTGCATCGTAGATAGCGTCTGCTTTTTCAACTAATATCAGTTGTGCAGTAAGGTCGTTATCTGGAGTAATAGATTTTATTATACAATCTAAAACTACGCTTCCTACTTCACCAATTACAATCAAATCTCCTACTGAGGGAATCACTCCGTTTAATTGGAAAGTATCAGAAGAGAGGACTGTTAAAGTATTTGTAACTATCCCAGATGTACTTCTCGCCACATATCCATAAGGTACGGCAAGAGTTTCTATTCCTTCATCAATTGTAATTACATTTCCTGCTACTGATTTTACTCTGGCAGGTGTTCCTCCTACCTTCATTACATCCTGAGTAATTTGTACAAAATCTCCACGATTACACACTAAAAACTCAAAATCTACTCTGATAGAAATAGTCTCTTGTCTTAATCTGTTTTGGGCCATCATGTATCTACCAAAACGCCATGCTTGTTCTGGATTAGTACATGCAAAAGATGTCAACTCGTCAAAAGTCTCTGCGGTATTTACATCGTACCCCTGATCGTAAACTATTTTTTCAACTAAGCTCCAATCTGAACTAGGGTCAACATATTTTACCTTTAGGGCATGTGGGGAAATTGAGTAATTTCTTGTAGAAGAAAATGCCGAAGAGTTTCTAGGAGTAAAGATTTGAACTGGTACAGTTCTTTTTTTATCGATCAGAACTCCATACTTTCCTTCAACAATGTTTAAAGAAGCTTGTCCCGCAGAACAAACTTGATTAATTATTGATTGGAGTGTTGTATCGAAATCTAGTATGAAGTTACATTGAAATCTAGGTAATACAAAAGTACTTCCAGTAGGAGCCGTTGGTACTTGATCGCAAAACTGACTCCACTCTAGTAAAGAAGGTAGGTGTAATCTTGTTTTAGGAAGAGCGTTTTTGTTTAACTCTCCTGTCATAAGGTCTACAAAAATCCATGCAGGATTGTTAGTAGCTTGTTTTGTCCAAGTAGTTCCATTCCAAGTATCCAAAACAGAAGTACTGACCGCAGAAAGGTTTTGAATTGCTCCGTTCAATTGGTTAGTAGCTTTTATTCTTAGTTCTAGAAAAGTATGTCTTTTGTCTGTTTTTATTGGTTGTGAATCAAATCTTGTAGTGATTCCCGCTACCAATAATTTATCTTGCACGTTGAAGGATGCACTTGAGTATGCCCTTACTCTAGTTATCTTCACTTCAAACTGGCCAATTTCCCTAGGAGTGAACTTAACAGTAGAATAAACAGTCCCAGTATCTTGTCTAGTGATTGTAAATCTTCCCTTTGATTTTCTGTAAATCGTCGTATTAGTTGACGAAGAAATAGAAAAAGGAGAACAAACTGGGCCAGAAAAATCTATGCAAATATAACTATTGTCTGTCTTAAAAAGTTCTAGTGCTTTAGGTATAGGGGATTCAAATATATACTTAGAGTACGAGGCATTATATGAAACAATAGAAGCAATTTTTCCTATTTGTGTTCCATTGCTAAATAAATAATCTCCTACGACTGCCAGATCGTTTTCTGCTACTATAAAAGTGGAGTTCTTCGGAAATCCATAATACGATGTAGAGTTAGTATATGTCTGACCTGTACCAGAGTCATAAAAAGAAACGTCACTCGGAGTGGTTCTAATAAGACTATACGGAGCTATAGAAGATTCGTTGAAAGGGATAAGTGCAAGAGTCTCATCACTCGTATTTTGATTTCCCCCTACTGCTTTAAAATCCTCTACATATTGAAGGTCGTTATAATTTCTCCAAGTAGTTGTACCTATTTTTCTAAATTGAATATCTACGTCTATATTTCTAGCATACGTATTACCATTAGTGGCGTATGCAATAAGACCATTAGGATTAGTAAATGTTATAATTACTTCTTGAGATACGTTATTTATATTAGGAGAAGAGGTTCTTACCACTTCGTATCCGCTTAAAGCTCCTCCGTCTACTTGATTGTACTCTAATATAGTTGAGACAGAATCAAACTCTACTTCCCCTTTATAGAATTTAAAAGAATTTGTAGTTAGATCGTCCCAAGTTCCTTCACTGACTGTAGGTTTGTTCAAATCTACTAGACTGTAAGAAGCGTCAGAAAAACTCCCTATTGAAGAATCACCGATTTTGATATCGCTAATTAGATTTGGGCCAAATCCAAAATCATAGATTGCATAAAAATATTGTATTAACTCACCCGTAGTCGGGTCTGTTTCAATTTCCGTGTAAGGACTCGCCGCCACGTTTGGAAACACTTTATGAGTTCCATAAACTTTTGGAACTTTACCGAATTTTTTTACTCCATTCGACTGAGAGGAGATAGAATACATTTGAGAGGATGCAAAAGAATTTCCTCCCGAACTCCCCAAATCTAATCCCCCCGGTACTGGGGGAGGTATTAAAGCATTTAACACTAGTGAAGTAGCTATTGAAACCCCTGCCACAGCTAGAGCAGAACCTATGGTTGCTCCTCCCGCAGGAGTTAGTAAAACAGAAGCCACTACAGTAACAACAATAACGGCCACTGTTTTGAAGATTTCTCCAAAACTTCCGCCTTTTATTTTAGGTGCTACTAGTACATCATCTGATTCTTTTATCTGTACAGAAAACCAAAATTCTTTCTCTACTCGAAGCCCATTTACTAAAACTTGTAAATGATCTCCCTCTTTATCTAACGATAAATCCTCATGGACTCTATCCATGAGTTCTTTCAGAGTTTCATTCTCTTTATATTCTAGCGTTCTGTCTGAACTTCCGTCAGTTAATGTCGTTAGTCGTAGTTTTATCATTATCTTCTACCCTAAAATAACCTGTTACTACTTTCTCCCACTTACTTAGGCGATCAATTACACACCCAGTATTCTTGGAAGTATGGAGAATTAAACCATCTCCAAGGTAAACTGCAATATGTGACTCTATACCAAAAAGTTTTATAAGCACTATGTCTCCGAACATGGGTTCGGAAACTTTCTTAAAGTCACCTTTATTATGGTAGATTAGATTATTTGCTATGTCTCTACTTTGAGGAACTTCATCGTAATAATGTTTTAACTCGATGCCGTAAACTAACCTATAAAACTCTACTACAATTCCCCAACAATCTTTTTTATCGTATGGAGTTCCAATTAGATGTTTATATTTGTCCATTAGAATAGGCCTGGATAAATTAACGGAGTATATGACTCACTAGTTAGTCCCGTATTGAGAAAATTGTCCAAAAATAATCTAGCTGAAACAGTTTTAGCATTATAGCTTACTGACTGTATTTTTAATTCTTCTAGGGAAATCTGAACTTCATCAGGTACACTGGCCAAAATCATTTCTATTTTTACATTTATATAATCTGTTACAGTTCTAATTTCGTTCAATATTTCCAGAGATACGTTGTCAAACTCTATATTAACTTCTCTAGCTGATTCTCCGTCATCTGCGGGAAGTCGTATTCTCATTGGAAACGCTTGAAAAGTATTTCCTCTGGAAACTATATCGACTGAGTTATTAACCAATCTGACTGTACTAAATGAAGGATGTTCCAGAGTAACTAGTGTTAAAAAAACATCGTCGGAATCTTGATAATAAATTTGGGCCAATAATTCTGGGGTCAAAGCGTTAGCCATAAAACTTCCTTAAGGTTGCTTGTACCAAGTCATCATTGCTTTAAAATATCCCGCACTTCCTATGGGACTGAAACTTGGAGGTTTGGCAAACTTAAATACTTCTACAACTCCAGTAAGAGGGTCTTCAAAATAAAATGCAGTTACTCCTCCGTTTGTAGTGGTATTGAAAAATGTTTTTAGATTTAAGACCTCAGTTCTATCTAAATCCATAGAGATTGTATAAGTATCTGTAGGTCTAGTTGATCTTCTTCTTACTTTTTGTGGCCCTATATCTGTGTCTGATCGGATGGTAGTATCCCCAATCTCTACAGAAAATGAGTCACTGTTTACTAAGTTAGGCACGTTGGTCGGCCAGTTTACAATTGCCATTACATCCCCTTCCTATTTAAACCATAAATTGATTGAAATGTTCTGTCATACGCTCCATTTGCAATCCCTTCTTTTACTTTTGTAGTAATCAAAATATCTAATTGTCTAGAGCCATCTGGGTTTTGAGTTTCAGTTTGAGTTATCTCAGACCCAGATTGATTTACAATATTTACAGTTACGTTAGACCCCATTCCGTTTGTATTTACTCCTAGAGAACCACTTGCATCTCTGGTTAATGGAAGGATTGCTTCTGGGCCAGCTTCTCCCATAACTCCTCTTCTCCCTCTTCCGTATGAGAACGGAGTGGCACCATTAACTATTCCCCCATTGGCAAACATTTTTACACCCGTTCCGTTCGGTGCAAATCCTTTAGCCGCCATTGCAGTGTTTCCTCCTGCACTTGAGTAGTCCATAGTTGTTCCAGAAGGCAGTGACGAGTTAGAAGCTCCTGCAAAGTTTAGAATACCTTGAGCAAGGGGACGTATGATTAAAGCTCTAATAATAATTCTATTAATTTCTTTAATTACTTCATTTGCAAATTCTTTAAAGCTAAATTTTCCCGTTTCCAAGAAGCTAACTAGAGAGTCTTCTAATCTCCCAAATGTATCTGCAATGAGACCTGCTACGTTTTGAGAAACAGTTCCAATTCTTTGTAGGAAATCAGAAGTTCCTGCGTATAAAGCACTATCTCCTCTCAATTCATTTGTTAGTCCTATTAGAGTTCTGTGATATTCCTCTAGTGTGATTCTTCCCTCTTTAAATTTTTGGTTTAGGTCTTGAATTTTATTTTGTTTGATAGCTTCGTTGAAAGTATTAACTGAGATTACTCCTCTCTCGAAAAGTCTTCTCATATCCTCCATGTGAAGGTCTCTTAATTTTTCATTAAATTGCTCTAGGTTTATCTTTCCTTCTTTTAAACTTCTTTGTAATTTTTCCATTTCAAAGTTAGATAGTCTTCCTAGGTATTGATCTAAGGTAATTTTTCCAGTGTTATACTCTTTGTTTAACTCTGCTAAAATATCTTTTAGTTTCTTGGCTTCTTCTTTACCTTTTCCAAGATTGTCAAAATTTGCAGGTTTAGGAGGGCCTACGAACTCTCCTTTTTTAGCTGTGTTCTGAAGGTCTGCTAGTGCTTGTTTAGCTGTAGCCACTGATTCTAAAGCACTGTCTCTCATGTTAGAGAACATGTTAAATCTTTTACCGCTAACTCCCTCAATTAAATCTATGAAAGCTATTTTTAAACTTCCAATTCCAATTTTTATTCTCTCGATACTTTTAGCTATTGTTAAAGAAACAACATCGAAATTGTCCGCCACTAAAAACACTACGGAAGCAAGTACAGTGAGTACCCTTACGAGTGGGTTTGTATTAGTAAGTGCTAAATATAAAAATCTAACTAACTTACTTCCCGCTATCAATCCAAGAGGAACTAAAACTGCTGTGAGTGCCGCCGCTAGAGCAGGGAGTTTTTCTATTAAGTAGTCAACACCCTTTGAAAGGGTTCCTGCTACTCCTAAGTCTTTTGATAGTTTACCAATTTGTTTTGTGAGCTCGTTTCCTATTTTATCTGCTAATTGTCCAAAAGTGATTGTTAGGTTTGCAGACTTTTCATTTAAGTCTTGTTCTCCCGCTAAGAGTGCTTTGAAGACTACTTGGTTTGTAATCTTACCCGCTTCTCCTAATTTTATTAACTCCCCTCTTTCAGATTTTAATTGTTTTGCCAATAGTTCGCCCATATATACGTTGGCTTCAGTTACGCTTCGTAATTCTTGCCCACGTAAGGCTCCAGTTGCTAGACCTTGTGAAAGCTGTATCGTTGCAGAAGTAGCTTCCTCGGCAGTGGCCCCCGATAACCTAAATGTTTTGGTTAAAAGGTCAGTCACTTTTAAAATCTCTGCCGTGCCTAAACCTAATTCTTTTGTGGCGGCACTTAGACGAGTAAATGAAGTACCTACTGCTTCCACGGAAGAGTTGTTATCTCTGGCGATTTTAAATATTCCGTCTAATGCTTTTTGTCCGTCAGATGAGTCTTTAGATAAAATTTTTATTCTATCAGAAAGTAAGCTGTATCTATCGGCCAATTGAGTAACTTGAGCAATCCCTACTCCGAGGAAACTCGCACCCATTACTGCACTGAATATTTTATTAAATCCTCCGAGAACGGAGTTTGTTTTGGAAAGTTCTTGGTGAAGACCTTTTACAGAACTTTGAATGTCTTTGATAACCTTGTCATTTTGGGTATCAAACTTTATTCGAATTATTCTTAATTGGTTTGACATTATTCTTTCCTTGAGATTTTTTCAATTTCTTTTGTTCGAACTCAATTAAGGCCATGTCCATTTGACGAATGATGTAAAGAAAATCGTCAAAATCCTCGCCCTCTCCGTAAATCTTAAAGTATTCAACAATACTTGTAAAAGGTATTGATGAGGCCTCTGCACTCTTACAGGTCATTAATTCCTTAAAAGCGTCAGTATAGTACAAAAATCCTAGGACATTAGGGCATTGGTTCTCTGGTTTGATTTTGTTCTCAGCTAGAAGCTTGTCATAAAAACCGCTTCTAACTTTGTCCTGCCACTCCAGAGACCAATTAAGCCACTTTACTAAGAGTTTCCCACTTCTTCTCGATAGTTTTTAAAATCACTAGCGTAGTTGATTAGGTTTTCTGCTAGAATTGGAAGACTTCTTAATAGGTTTATACAGTCTTCTGTATTAAACTCTTTTAATTGTCCGTCAATTTCTACTCCTTCCCAACCGATTACAGAAGATTCAACAAAAACTCGGATACCAATTTCTTGTTGCTTTTCATCTGAAACCCCTCCTGCCTCAATTGATTTTGCAATTGGTTTATAATATTTTGCCATCAATTGTTTTACCGCAGGATTATCTGCACTGAATCTTTTTACTTTAAATCTAACTCCGTCTGATACTTCAAATAAAATACCTTCTTTCTCTAAGTCAGAATTTGTCTTAAATAATTTGTCTAAATTCGATTTCACATATACCTCTCTGTTATTTGATTTTAAAATTCTATAATCTAGCTTCCTAGTTAGTCAAAAGCAAAAACGGCCACATTTCTGTGACCGCTTCTGGAGTAGAGGTATCCTAGGAGAAGTCTAGGTACTCCGACTTATGATCTGTAAATTACGATTGATGATTCTCCATTAGTACCAACTCTTGCAACGCCTTGCATTTCAAGGGAAATTTCCTGATTGCTCCCCCCAGAAGCAGGGTCGTCAAAACTTACTTGCACCGCAGGTAAATAGAAACCATACCATCCGTCAATATTCTTAACCATGAATCCTAGAGCAAAAGGTTCTTGAGACAGTTTCTTAGCAAGGATTGACCAGTTTACGTCTGATAAATATGTACTAAGGTTTACTTGGATTTCTGCCGTTCCGGGTGAGTAATCTTTTGGTGCCGCCTCTCCAATACATGTTTGAGCAAGGTAGTTATTGTTCAACTCTACTGATAGAGATTGAATACAGAAATTTGCTTGATCTAAAACACCTACCGCAGAAGAAATTAAAAATGGCATATCGATAGAACCATTTAAAGAGTTTGTTGTAGCAGGAGCAATAATTGTTCTTCCGTTAGTTACAAACTCTCCCGCAGTGTTAGCTTCAACATATTTAGTTCCATTGAAACCGAAGTTACCTGTGATGATTTCTCCGTATGCTACGTTTAAGTTCATAGAGTTTACTAACATCCCTTTGTAGATAAGAGCTTTAGTAGTAAGGTCTAAGAATGATTTTTCGATTGTGAAAGATTTCTTAGTAGTTCCGATAGAAATCTTATCTGCTCTCTTGTATGAAGTCCCTGTACCTGTTTCAGTAACTAGGTCTGTAGCTGAAACTACTTTAATCACTGTAGCTGAAACTACTTCTGTAACTTGTACTTGAGTGTTGTTTTCTGCGTTCGTAAACCCTGCAAGAGTTAAAATATCTCCCACTACGATTAATCCAGTGAAAGAACCAGATGCTCTTGTAATAGTTTTAGCACCTGCGTTTATATCTAAATCTACGTTTACTAAAGCTTGTACGTTCCAAGTGTTTAGCATCGCTGATTCGATTAATTCATCAACTGAGTTTTCTTTTGCCAATTCGAAGTTTAATTCACCTTCTACAGTCAAACCTGTTACGATTTGTCCTGATGCAAGTCTGTCAGTTCTAATTTGTTGTGATTGAGTTGTTTCTGGAGAACCAGATAAAGATTCAGAAGTAAATCTAGCAGTAGTGAAATCACCTGCTACTGGAGTTTCCCCTAAAGTTGTTTCTTCGATGAAAGCTACTCGGACTAGGTTTGATGAGCTCAATGTATTTCTCCTGTTTTAGTTGTTTTTATTTTTTTCCATGTTAGACCTCTAACTATAGATGATACGTTCTGTTGAATTATTCCAAATTTTTTAGCTATATCTTTTTGATACATTCCCTGACGATATAGTAGTCTTATTTCATTAACTATTTCCATACTTAGTTTTGAGTTGTGATGCTTTTCATTGCTAGGAATAGGCTTTGAAAGGCCTATAGAATACGAGTGTTTCACATTATGAGAAATACTACACCATTCTAAATTACTTAAATTATTGTTTAATTTATTCCCATCAACGTGATTTACAACGGGGTATTTATTTGGGTTTTCTAAAAAAGCCTCTGCCACTAATCTGTGTACTAACATCTTCTTATTTTGCCTATCGTTTGAGTATAGTCCAACTCTTCCATACCCCCTATTTGTAGTAATTTTTACTATTTTTTGGGTTAGATCATTCCTTACACACCCACTAGTGCTTATGGAATAGTTTGAAAAATTTTTTACTTTACTCCACTTAATCATTAAAGATTCCTGTCGTATTGATACTGTACATTTATACTAGCGGAAGTGTAACCTCCCTCGAAACTAAGCGTAACTCCAACTCCAAAGTTGGCGGGCGAAACCGACTCGATTAAAATCGGGCCAATCCTTCGACCTCGAATTTTGTCTCGAATTGCCTCCGCCCTAATTAGTATAGCATTGTGGCCACCCTTCTTGGCAACATCAACTACGTGTAAAATGACAGAACCCGTCTCTCTATATTTTCCCGTGTCATTTGTAGCTAATATATCTATAGGTATTTCTTCATAAGAAAGAAACTGTATTCCTAGCCAAGGGTCATCTACTGTAATTCCCGCCTCTGTTACTAAGTCTTCTAGGTCGTCAAACTCTGCGGTTAAATCTATCAATGGCTCTGAGGGAAGATTGGCTAAAATAAAATTTTTTATACTGTCACGCACAAATATGCTACTCATTTAAAACTCCCGCCGCTTTTACATAAATTAATATTGATGGGTAAACGTAAGGAGAGCCTTTGTATTTACCTCTTTGAAAAATTCTACCTACACCACTTCCTCTTTCAGGTGTAGTTAATCCTAAGTATCCGCCCGGTACTACTTGGTATTTTATGAAAGAATTACTTTTATATTTTCTTCTAATAGATTGTAGGGCCATTGTGTATGTACCATTGGGTTTTCTTCCCATCATTCTCTTAGGCCCTTCATTTCCTTTCCCCGCACCTTTGAAGTTAAACGCTTTTTTGTTTCTTCCTTTAGAAACTCCGTCTAGCTCTAACTTGGTGGCGTAAGGAGCAATATTAACAAACTCTAATTTGTCTGCCTCTTTAAATGATTTCTGACTATTTAAAAATTTTTCCAAATCAGAATACTTTCTTGCTACCTCCACTCCATTAAAAAACACGACATTGTTTTCTAGATATCTCCCAGTAACAACTCTTGTGTGTTGTAAGATCATAGTGTAGGCATATAAGAAAATTTCTTTTACATTTTGTCTTGCAATGTACTCGATCTGTCCCATCGGATGTACATCTTCTTCTCTCTTATTAAATTTGTTGTCTACTTTGAGAACTGGGTCTTTATCGAACCCTTTGGCCTGTTCTTCGTTTTTTACTTCTTTGGCCACTTGTATAATTGTTTGCTTTGAAAATTTTAGGAAATCTTCTACTGTTATGTTTCCGTTCAAATCAGTTTGTAAACTCCAGTTGGGAGCTTTCCTTCCATTTTCATAAACAGTTAATCCAATAGAAATTCCTCTATCTTCCATTATTCAGTTCTCACCCGATATCCAAGTATGTTTCCTCCGAAGTCAAACATCTCTCTTACTTCGACTATAGTATTTTTTCCTAACTCAACGTCTTTAATTACGTCCCCTCTTTTAGGTTTTGGAAAGCTTACAGCGTCTAGAGATGTTTTAGAGATTACAAATTCTCTTCCTTTCATAACAATCTCTTCTGGCCCTTGCATATTTCTGAAATAGTTTGAAGGACTTATTTTTATTTCTACCGCAGTGATAGTTCCCGTTCTTTCTATGGTAGCGTCTCTTGAATGAAGAAATAAAAGTTGGTTAAAAGCATTTCCAATCATAGATAAGCATCCTCGATTTTACCTAGTAGTGTTCTTTCACTTCTATAGAAGTCTAGAGTGTTTACGTATTTCCCTAAGATGGCACCGAAAGCATTTTTTCTTTCGTTATCGTTTAGAGAATAATCATACGCAATACTGATAGTGCCCGGTATAGAGATACTTTGTACATCAGAGCCAAAGTTTAAATCTATGCCGTTTGATTTTTTATTATATCTCTCTTGTACTAATGAGTAGACACAGTTTTGAATTACAAAAGGAATTGAGGCATATCCCGCAGTATAATTTACTTCAACTATTTCACTGAAAGAGAACATGTCAAAATAATCTTTGTTAGTTATCTTGGCCGTTGGTTTATGCACTCTATAATTAGTTATGTCAGTTCCAACATCTGCCTCAGTCTGTTTTGATTTAATTGTATTAACCGATATTAGTGGAAAGTGATACATAGTAAGAGTATCCCTAGGAAGGTCTCTTTGGATGTAATCATCTTTATAAAAAAGCTGAGTATATGTAGCGGACTCAAACTTTCTCCCACAATAGTTTTCTATTGCTTCAGAAATTGTTTGAATTTGTTGTGTTAAAAATACATCGTTGGAAGTATTCCCACTAGGTATTCCTAAATATGCTTTCATATCATCTAGAGAAACTAACATAATATCTCCTATAAAAATAAATTAGCTTGTAGTCTTCCTATCCACTGAAGTTTTATCTCTTGAGTTATTAGTGGATTTGAAATAGCCATAATTTTAGCTTGAGCAAGTTCAAACGAAAGGGAGTTTATATCATCCAGTACTAGCTTCATTTCATTATCTTGTGTTAATTGTGTAAGTTGTTCTACTGTCCATATCCCTTGACGTATTCTGCCCTTATTTTCCGCACCTATTTCCCCTATTAGAGAATCTTTTATGGAAGCTCTCTTGGACATAGTTACTTTATCTTTAGCAATAAGTATTTGCTCTTGCCATTGTGAATATAACGAATCCCACTCTTCATCTGTTACAACTATCGCATTATCTGGAAGTGGTTCTCCCTCAGTATAATACCAAGAAGTCCAAGGACATTCTGGGGGAAGTAGTTCGTTGTCCGGATTCTTGGATTGAGTTAGGTAAGCAATCACTACACCATCTCCTTAAATACGAGTAATGAATCTGCATTTATAGACACATTATTCCCGTTTGTCTCACTTAAGAATTGTGGGTAAACTACCCCGTCAGTCGTACAGACATATATACCTTCGATTATTGCCAAAGAAGGAGTAGTTCCCGTAGATGCCGTTGTGGCTACATTCGTATTGAAAGCGTTTATAGGCCCGTGGTAGTTTGACGTAGTTCCGGGCGTAGCTGAGTTGGGAATATTAGCTAAAGCAGTTAAAGTCCCTACTGCCGTTCCCCCAAGACCTATCCTCACCCCAGTAGTTGTTCCCACTGAAGTATGTCTTAATAAATATTTAAAATAATATATGTAGTTGAGGAGCAGTTACATAAGTGGTATTTGAAGTATTGTTATAAGATACTGTAGACCGAATAACTACATCGTTGCTAAGTCCGTCTAACTTAACTTTGTCTACTGCACTCATAAATCCAGAAGAAGATGTAGTGGCATCTGGATGAGAGTGTCCTAAATCCGACTTCGAGTTTAAAGCAGTTTGAGTAGCGTTTGAGATTGGTTTGTTTAAATCAGAAGTATTGTCTACGTTCCCTAGACCAACTGCGTTCTTATCCAATGTCTGCCAAGACTTATCACCTCTCCAATACTGATTTGTTGTCCCAGAAGATATTGTAGGTTCCTTAGAATTTAGTGCTATTTGAGTCAGGTTTGAAACTGGCTTGTTTAGGTCAGAAGTGTTATCTACGTTCCCTAAACCAACTGCGTTCTTATCTAGTGTCTGCCAAGACTTATCACCTCTCCAATATTGTGTAATAGTTCCCGCATTTATTGTATTCTCTTTAGAGTTTAGTGCCGTTTGTGTTGCGTTTGAAATTGGTTTGTTTAAATCAGAAGTATTGTCTACATTCCCTAAACCTACTTGAGATTTTGTAGTATTATGTGGGTTGTTCTGATCTGCTATATGTGAGTCTATCTGGGCGTGGGTGTTCGTCCCTCTATTTTGTAGATTTGTGTGATCTATTTGAGATTGGTTTAAAGAAGTTACAACAATGTTATTGATATCGTCATACACAGTACTTATAGGTGCTGTGGCCGTGTTGTTGAACATCGAGCCTATTACGTCTTGCAATTGTTCATTGGTGAGAGTTGTTGATGGTTTCCAATCAGAGGATGAGTTAGTACCTACGGACATATATGCAGAGCCATTCAAGGTATCTACGTAGTGTTGTCCTACTCCAGTTGGAGTAATTGTAGGAGACCCGCTTCCTACGAATATATGTTGCATCTTACACTCCCTTTAAAACATTTCCTAAATGATCGCATATCACAGTAAAATTTTCGTTCAC